TTATTTTTGCATCAATATTTGAATAGTTCTTTCCTTTTCCTCTAATAATAATTTAAGGTGTTCTATTTCTTTATCTTTATCAGCAATCATTCCTGCTGTGGCATTACCATATACAGAAGCAGCACTACCGTCACCATTTACTATTGATTGATTGAATTGACAATCATCATCAAACCAATATGAGATAGGTATATTCAAGACTTTAGATATTGCTTCCAACTTGGCAGCATCAATACTTTCCAAAGACTTCCATTTAGTTATAGTAACCGCAGTTACTCCCATTCTATTGGCAAAATCCTTTTGAACAATTCTCTTTTTTCTAAATAATTCATCTAATTGATTTCCAAAGTGTTTCATACTTATAATTAAACTAATAGGAAATTAATAATTAAATTATTTGGAAATTAATTTCCTTAAATTTATATTTGCATCATAAATCTATGAATAAATAATCAATATTAAATATATTATGGAAGAAAAAAAGAAGAAAAAAGTAAATGATGGTATTGCATTGCGTAGCTATTTACGCAGCCTGCCTGTATGTGAGTCACCTAAAATGGCCAGAAAGTTAGCAAACGAGTGTAAGGTTCCTCTTTACACATTCAATAATTGGCGAAGCGGCTTAGTCCGGATTCCTGAATTGGCTAAAGATAAGATAGAAGAAGTTATAGGAGTAACTCTCTTTGATAGATAACTATGAGTACTTTATTATGCAAAAGTTATACAACTTCTGTGTAAAGTAGAAGATACTTTACGGAAATTGCACATGAAGAAAGTCTCCCCAAAAATAACAATCTATGAGAATACATTATTTCTACAAAAAAGATTATCGTCAAGGCTTCTACGATCTTGAGATTGTTGCCTGGCTTGAAGAAAAAACAATATCCAGACAAGGAGATGAAAGATTAAGTTTTAAGAAATTGGAGCGCCTTGACATTTTTGTTTCTAAAGATGTAGATTTTCAAAGTCATAGAATTAGCCATGAATTTGGAAAGAATAGTTGCATAGGACATTCTGCTCATACCCGTAAGAAACTGGTAGAGGATATGGGGAAATGGGGACTTAAACCTATTGACAGGCGGAACTATGAAAGGTTTCGTAAGGTAGCCCTTGCACTTTACTATAAACAGTCCTTAATCGATTTCTCTGATTTCAAAGGGAAGCAGACATATACTATCCATACAATAATTGGAGATTGACGTATAACTAATAAGAAATGAGTAAAATCCACCTGTGTGAAAGATGTAAATATTGTACACATTCCCCCAATTTATTTCAGCCATATTATTGGTGTTCCTGGTATGGAAAAGAAGTAAAGACACGGATTAACAGATGTGATAAAATAACCCTCAAAACAAAGTAGAAATGAATGTAAATCAAATATATAATTCTGAATGTTTGCAAGGATTAAAATATCTTCCAGACAATAGCATTCATTGTTGTGTAACCTCCCCACCTTACTACGCGTTACGGGACTATGGCGATGATGCCCAGATAGGACTTGAAAAAACTCCAGAAGAATATATTCAGAAGTTGGTTGATGTATTTCGAGAGGTTCGTAGAGTATTAACTAAGGATGGTACATTGTGGCTCAACATAGGAGATAGCTATGCCAGCTCCATGAAGGGGGAAGCCAGCTACCCAGATAATGCCATGAATTACAAGCTGGGAACCAATAGAGGCACACTTGGCAAAGCTACCATTATAAAGAAATGCATGGGATATAAATCAAAAGATTTGATTGGTATTCCCTGGATGCTTGCCTTTGCTCTGCGTGCAGATGGCTGGTTTTTGCGCCAGGATATTATTTGGCACAAACCAAATCCTATGCCAGAAAGTGTTAAGGATAGGTGTACAAAGGCTCACGAATATATTTTTCTTCTTAGTAAATCAAAACATTATTACTTTAATTCGGAAGCAATAAAGCAAGTAGCCAAGACTGAGGAGAACCGGCCGTCAGGAGTCCAGCGCAACAGAGAATATAATTATAACTCAAAAGAAAACAATAATCCTCAAGCATATAGAAAGCAACAATATGTTGGCGGCCGGAAACGAAAGTCTCAAATTTACAAAGAAGATGATCCTATGTTCCGTCGTAATAGTGAACGATGCTATGTCCCTTCTGGAATGGTAAATAAACGTTCGGTTTGGAGTGTATGTACTTCCGCTTTTAAAGACGTTCACTTTGCTGTATTTCCTCCTGCCTTAATAGTTGATTGCATCAAAGCTGGATGTCCGGAAGGTGGAATTGTTCTTGACCCTTTCATGGGTTCTGGTACTACGGCTGTAGTTGCAAGAAAACTTAACCGCAAATATATTGGCTTTGAATTAAATCCCAGTTATGTGGATATGGCAAAAGAGAGAATAATTAAAGAACTGGGATTTTTTAGATAATTAAAATCAAGTAAGAAATGAATAAAAAAGAAATAACAATGAAAAAAGGTCAGAAAATACGCATACTGCGGACAAATGAAATAGCGACAATCGTTGAAGTGGAGTTGATTCGTAAGGGCGGTAAAGTCCATCGGTACTGCCATCTGAAGGTGGATAACAAGCCGGACTTATGGTTGGACGCCTCAGAACTGGGTGGATTGGTGGAAAAGTGCCGGATTACTTTCCATGATGACAGAGGACAGGAATTATACTTTGATGTGGAGCGTGATTACCGCAAGGAAAATTTGAGTATGACATTGACCGGGAAGAATCCGGAGAATCTCAAGGAGCATCACGGAATCAATATAGTGATGGCCGAAATGTTGCTCAAAGGTTTAAAAGTGCACTAATCTCGTTCTTGATAATTATTACAACATATGACGGAAGACAATCTTGCACCATATAAAACTATCAGACAGCTCTCACAAGAGAATGCCCGATTGAAAAATAAACTTGATATATATACTGTTTCTTGGAAAGATTTAAGTCCTATTGCTTAATTCCAAAAACAATGTAATTCGTAGCGACAATATATAAAACCCTTATGTACTTTACTCAAGATGATATAAGACGAATCAAGGAAGCCTCTAAAGGTAAGCTCCTTGATGTAATCGGTGATTTCCATGAACTACGGAAACGAGGTAGTGAATATAAATGTGAATGCCCTAAATGCCATGGACAGGAAAAACTACATATCTCTCCGGCCAAACAGATTTTCAAATGTTTCAGTTGCCCAGACATAAAAGGTAGGGAGCCGTTGGACTATCTGCAACGGGCGGAAGATATGCAGTTCCTGGAAGCATGTGATTACCTGGCACGCAAATTCAATGTATTGCTTGACCCCAAGCCTGAGAAAAAGCCTGCTACCCCTGCTAAAATGAAGAGACGGAGTAAAGAAGCCAAAGGAGAGAACGTCGATACATTCTGCGCCCGTATGCTCGCTGGTAGCGGACTGACTTATCAGGATGTAACGGCACATATTTTCAAGAAAGGAGATACACAAAGCATTTTTGAGGCAAAGACTTTCCGTCCGGGAACCGTTGACGAATACGGTAACATCGTTGATGGAGATGATGTCATTATCGAATATTACGACTTGGATGGTATGCCGGTCACTTATATGCGTAAACTTCCGGGACGTGGTAAGCAGGAACTCAAAGTATATTATCGTGTTCGTTGGCAGTTTCCGGATGAGCACCGAGACAAGGAAGGAAAGCCGTTCAAATATAAATCTCCTGCCGGCAGCGGTACACCTATATACATTCCGGAGCGTATGAGACAGCTGTATAAGAAGAAAGAGCAATTTCCAAGACTTTACATTCAGGAAGGAGAAAAGAAAGCGGAAAAAGCATGTAAACATGGCATCCCTTCCATAGCGGTCAGCGGTATTCAGAACTTGGGACAAAAAGGGGCACTGCCGGAAGACCTCGTCAAGATAATCACTGTCTGTGGAGTCAAGGAAGTGGCTTTCATCTTTGATTCGGACTGGAACGACCTCTCCAATAATATAAAGTTTAATACTCCTGTCGATACGCGTCCCCGGTGTTTTTTCTCCGCTGCCCGTAATTTCAAGGACTACATGCGGATGCTGAAGAACCGGGGTATTATGGTGGAAATATTCATAGGCCACATCAACAAGAACGATGAAGGCGATAAGGGACTGGACGACCTCTTGGCCGACAAACTGGCCGGCCATGAAGAGGAGTTGGCCGAAGACTTGGAATTTGCTTGCAACGAGAAATCAGGGATGGGTAAATATGTGGAAGTATTCAAAATCACTACATGGAATGACCAAAAGCTACGGGAATTATGGAACCTGCACAGCCATGAGAAATTTGCCGAACAACATCGAGAGGTCCTGCAGGAACTTCCGGAATTTATCTTTGGCCGCTATGCATGGAAATTTGATGAGAACGGTAAACTGGTATCTGCCCTACCCTATGATGAAGATGAGAAGTTCTGGAATGAGGACTATAAAGAAACAAACGGCAACAGAGTACCGGTGTTTGAATATGACTATGTGGCTGCCAAAACCTTTTTTCAGAACCGGGGTATCGGCCGTTATCGCCTGCTCGATACCAAACTCTGGACATATATTCATCTGGAACCGCCAGTAGTCCGGACTATTGACGTGGAGGACGCACGCGATTTCATGTTTGCCTTTGCCGAACAGAACTGCAGCCGTTTCGTTAACAACCAGCTGCTTAAGGGTGGTTCGCAATATGTCGGGCCGTTCCAGATGTCGAGGCTCGCTTTCATCCAACCGAATTTTATCTCTCCGTCACGTGACGAGCAATATTTCTATTTCCGTGACCATTGCTGGCATATTACCCAGCATGAGGTCAAGGAAGTGGGTTATGAAAGTATCACCCACCAGATATGGGATGAACAGCGAAAAAACACTGATGTCAAGTATCTCGGCCGCCCTCTCATTGTTTTCAGGGAGAAGGATGGCAAGTATGACTATGAACTCTCTTCGGACGGCAAGAAATGCCACTATCTTCAGTTCCTGATTAATACAAGTAATTTCACTTGGAGAAAGAAGCCGGAAGAAATTGAGGAAAACGAAATCTACGAAAATAATCTTCATTTGCTTTCAAAGATGTGCGCTATCGGTTACATGCTGATGGAATGCAAAGACGCGAATGTGACACGTGCTGTTATCGGTATGGACGGCAAACAGTCAGAAGTTGGTGACAGCAATGGACGTAGCGGTAAGTCACTTGTCGGCGAACTGATGCGCCAGGTTGTCGATACTGTTTATATATCCGGAAAACGGACGGATATTTTCAACGACAGTTTTATTTGGAATGACATTGACGAACGTACCCGCCTGGTATTCATCGACGATGTCATGCTGAATTTCAATTTCGAATTTCTGTTTCCCAATCTTACCGGGGACTGGACCGTAAACAAAAAAGGAGGCGCACGTATCACTTATCCATTCGCCAAATCGCCCAAAGTATATATCCCCACTAACCATGCCATCCGCGGTACCGGTTCCAGTTATACCGACCGGCAATGGCTGATAGCCTTTTCCGATTTTTATAATGACAAGCACAAACCCATGGATGATTTCGGGGTACTATTCTTTTCCGAATGGGACTTCACACAATGGAACCTGACCTGGAACATGCTGGCCAATTGCATACAACTCTATCTTAGATTCGGGGTCGTACAGGCACCGGGCGAACGCTTGCAGCAGCGTAAGTTAAGGCAGGAGATTGGAGAGACCATCATATCCTGGGCGGATGAATACTTCAGCAGTGAAGAACACTGTCGCCGTACCCCTCGCAAGGAGATTTATGATAATTTTTGTAACTATGATCCGCAGCAGCGCAAGTACATTACTTCTACCGCCTTCAAGGACAAGATAAAAAAATATTGCGAATGGAAAGGCTGGATATTCAACCCGCACAAGTATGATGCCAAGAGTGGCTTACCTCTCTTTTTGGACAAGGATGGGAAACCGGTTATAGATGATAAATCCGGTGGAGTGGAATACTTTACCATAGGAAAAACAGCTGGAGAACAGTCCCCCCAGAATGACCCGTTTGACTCATCAATTAGCAATCCGGACAACAAACTTGCATTCTGATGAACGAGACGTATTCCAATATCATAGCCAGGCTTGTGCCTCTCTACGACATGGCTCCGCAACGTTTCATGGCATTCTACAATGCGGTATATCTGATGTGCATTGATTTGCCGGAAGGTTACCGGTTTCGTATTTCAGACCGCTGCCAGGGAAAGGACCTGGCACTGTTTCGGGACATCGTGAAGACTCTCATTGCAGAACAACCTTATAACAAATATATGGGACAATTGGAACTGTCGGATGATATGGAGTATGTACGGCGGACAACCGGCTTTAAACCTTCTGCAAACCGATTTATCCCAAGACAAGGAAAAAGATAGACCATGCCAATTTATTATGATGTAAAGATACATATTTTCAACGAATTACGCAAAGAATCATGCTAAAAAAAGAACACAAAATATTTGTAGTCGTCTCTCCGGAACCGGCTGAGCGTAAGAGACTGTTGAGCCGTCTGGCGGTACGTCTCGGTTTCGCCCTTATCCCTTCGGATGCGGCGAAAATCATATCGAATGACATGTACAGTATAGACCTGTCAACGGCCTATTTTATTTTCTGTAGCAACTATAATTTTCGTGGAGCTGTACTCACCAACCAGCGCTTGTATGAAATGGCCGCACGGGGATTGTGTGTGGCTGTAGGAGTTCGTTCCATACCCCGTGAATACGAATTCATTTGCAAAGTGTTCTATCCGGAAGATTTTTTATGACGGCCAGTCTGGGAAAACATAACACGGAGTATTCTTGAAAGTACATATTGAGATTTGTCTGCATCCGACTGTGCGTGAGTACAGTCGGATGCTATTTTTTTCTTTCACCCCTTCCCCCTCTCTCCCAACCCGTCATAATAACGATTTGGACAAACGTGCATGAAAGCGAAAACAGACGCAGAATCTCTGGAGGGGTATATTATTCTTTTTTTTTATTCTTCTTTTAAAAATAGACTACCTTAAAAAATGGAAAAAAAATCGTGCATTTGTACGGACGTGCAAAATCAATCACACAAAATACTGATACACAAATTATTACAATCGTACAAAATCCGTACAAATTATGCACGAATAGCGCACGAATTGTACTTTTCTCAAAAAAATGCCCAAAAGTACGCAAACAGAAGATTTTGTACGGTTTCGTACGATTTTTGTACATATATAACAAGTTGAAAATTAGCCATATAACAAAATACACATGTACAAAAGTACTGCCGCACGATTTTTGTACTATATTCGTGCAAGGGTTTGGTTATATTCTTGGTATTTTGTATATTTGTGTAAAAATCAACGCTTTAAATGACAAAGAAAGACCGATTCGTCTGCTGGCTCCCTTGTAAACCGTACGTCAGGCAGTTCTTGCTGCATAACTTCAACGCCCCGGATGACACCTGGGACGAAATAGTCAACCTGTCATCGGATAAGGAGCTGCAAAATGATTTCCTTTCCCGGCTGTCAAAACGTGGCCGTTATGAAAACAGGTACCGAAACCTCTACCGTTATACCACCCATGTAGCGGTGGAGATACGTCGTGATGATTTCTATCGCTACGGATGGGCTTTGTCGAATACTGAAGTGGTGGCATTCGGAAACAAAGTGGAACGGCGCATCAAGCAGATGCTTTTCCTCTATCTCGATACTCATGTGAGTGTAGGGATTCCACTCTCAACCGCTATCCGCAATTTTCAGAACAGTTTCGGATTCGATGAGGACACCTGGCCGTATGATACCATTCGCAGGGAATATAACCGGCATGGATATCGGAAAAAGGTGGAGAATACAACAATTTTAGATTTTATTAACCGTATAATCTTGGGGAAGTTGTCCGAGTTTGGGACAATTTCCCAGCAAGGAAAATTAGCCTATGAAAGTAATAAACTATGATTTTGAGAACATTGGTGGCTTATTGCAGGTGATTGCTGTTCCTCTGAGTTCATTTTTGCAGATTCGCAGGGATTACATTGCTGATTTGAACTATCTGGAACTTTGTAATCCGGAAGAGATTATTTCCATACCGGTATATGCCAATGATACTTATGTATATAATGAGGATAAGGAAGTGAATGATGCAGGAGACTGCTGGAATGTGTCGGTTGAAGGGATTATTCCGAAACTCTCTTCTATGAATCACCGGTTGATAGAATCTTTGGAGCGTGGCTTATGGTATGTATTGGCAGTAGACGGTAATGGGCAGGTACATTGGTGCGGGCAGGAAGATGCACTTATGCTATTCTCCACAAACAAGACAACCGGACATTCTGTTTCTCAGCGTAACGGCACATCGTTCACGTTCACCTGTGTCCAGGATGAACCAACAATTTATATAGCAGAACTGGAAGGTCTGGAAAGATAAAAAATACGTTTATTCCGTGTTTGACGGTACCCTGTGTCCTTGGGTACCGTTTTTTTTGCGCTTTTCTTTGCGTAAAAAAGTTATATGAACGAGACGGTTATCACACTATTCGGCAGTATTGACCGGTATTGGTACAATAAGAATTATTTGAAATACTTTCTGGACAAAGCAAAAGGCCAGCCCGTACGTTTGAAGGTTTCCAGTCCGGGCGGTGATGTTGCGGAAGCGGTTGCCATGTCCAGCCTGATGGCCGAGCACGGCAACGTGACGGTGGAGTTCATCAGCTTCAACGCTTCGGCGGCTACCATATTGGCATTCGGCGCCAAGTCCATTGAAATGCACGAGGACGGTATGTGGCTGGCACATAAGTGCAGCCTGGGAGTGGACATCTGGGGCCAGCTTAACGCGGATCAGCTTGAAGATACCATCAAGGATTTGCAGAACAAAAAGAAGAGCGCCGAGGCTATTGACCTGATGATTGCACAGAAGTATATCAACCGCAGCGGAAAAAGTCTGAAGGAGGTTATCACCCTGATGGAAGAGGAACGCTGGATGCCTGCTTCCGAAGCCAAGGAATGGGGATTTATAGACAGGGTTATTCCCGGCGCCCACAAAAAGCCGCAGGTGACCAATGAAATAACCGATTGCTTTACCGCACTCGGCCTACCGCTGCCGGTTATTGCTTCAGAAGAGAAGCCGGAACCGGAAAGCCGTGACAAAAATCTGGTTTCCCAGATTATCGACGGTATCAAAGGGCTGTTTCCTGCCAATAATAAACCTGAAGACATTTCTAATTCAAATACAGTTATTTCCATGCGTAAAGAATTTACTTTCATCAATCAGATCCTCAATTGTGAAGGCATTGAGGAAAAGGACGGTAAGGTATCGCTTACTGTAGAGAACTTGCAGGCTATCAATGACGCCATCAAGGCTGCCAATGATGCGAAAGCCAAAGCAGAAAACGATTTGGCGGCTGCCAATACCGCTAAGGAAACAGCCGAAGACAGTCTGACAGCAGTTGTAAATGACCTTGATAGCCTGAGTGACAGTGTCAAGAATGCCGCTGACAACAAGGCGAAGGTACAGGTTATCCGTGACATTGTCACCCGGATACCGGGAACGGGTACGGTCAGCCATCAGGAAGCGAACGAAGACAACAGGTTCGCGGACATTGCTACAGACCCTATCAACAGTTTTGAGAATGAATAACATCTAAACTTTTCTATTTATGGATTTTAAAGCACCTATTGACATTACCGCCGTTCTGACCGCGGTAAAAAAACACAAGGACATCCTGAAGGCGGTCGACAAGCTCGATGCTTCGGAAGTCTTGAAACATTTCACTCCGGTACCGGGCATTACCGATTCCCTTGAACTGGGCAAGGTGGAGGGCGGAAGCATCTCCGGCAAATATACCGGTAAGTTCACGGCCGGCAAGTACCTGGGCAAGATTGTTCCCCGCCGCCTGGTAGTGCGTCCCGTTGTGATGGAGATGTCTGATGAGCCGGAACGTTACCGCCGTACCTATATCGCCGAAGTTCCCGGTACACTCCGCAAGGAACATCCGTTCGAACTGTGGCTGATCAACCACGGACACGAACTGGCGTCCAATGACCTGCTGTTTGCCATTTTCACGGCAAAATACAGTGCTGATGAAGAAAAGACGGATATTCAGGACTCTTTCGATGGTATCGGTACCATCATCACCGAAGGCGAGGCAGTCGGAGACATCTCCAGCGCTGAGGGTAACGTTTATACCACCGGCGAGTTGACACGTGCCAATATCGGAGAGAAACTGCTGGAAATGTGGCGTTACATGCCGCGTACCTTCAAGCGCAAGAAGAACATTAAGATGTTCATTTCCGATGATTTGGGTGACATGTACGACGACTGGCGCAAAGATGAGGGTACCATCGTTATCGGACTTAAGGAAGACACTTCTGATACGCAGCATCTTCTCGGCTCCAACAACCGTTGCGAGCTGGTACGTGTTCCGAATCTTCCCGACGGCAGCCAGTTCGTCATGCTGACCACCAAGGAGAACGTATGCTACGGTTTTGATAAGGAAAGCGACTTCAAGTCCATCAAGCCGTTCATGTCGGGTAACCCCTATACGTTCGATGCTGCCGGGAAGTATCTGATTGGTTTCCAGTTCGTATCCGTACACAAGTCTGAGTTCTGCGTCAATGACCGTCCGGTGGATCCTGAAGGAACCAATCCGTTCGGATACATTGAGGTGACCATTGCGCCGGATGAAGCGGCCAACAACGGTGGAAAGTGGCGTATTCAAGGCGAGGAAATTTGGCGTGATTCCGGTACGTATGTGGCTGTTCCCGGTGGTAAGGAATATACCGTCGAGTTCCTGGAAGCTGCCGGATATACCACTCCTGCCGTGCAGAAGAAGACACCCGCTGCGGGCAAGGTGGAAAAAGTGACGGGCACCTATGTTGTTAAATCTGAATAAATCCTGTGATTATGGCAGAAGTAGACCCTAAATTATGTATTGCCCTTGATGATATCAATGAGGCAATGGACTGTAACAGCCAGGGTAACATGGGGGGAATCGTACCGTCCGTTATCTTCGGTTATCATGAGGATGTAGCCACATGGCCGGACTATCCTAAAAAGACGGAATCCCCGCTTTCGCTTGAGGAAGCCGGCGCGCTGGTTGGTGACCTTGTCATGAAGGAAGGCCGACGGGCTTACAGGATGGACTTCACGGACGACCTGGCGGAATTCAAGATTACCGACCAGGGAGAAACCGGTGGCGAGTCGTCACTGATGGACCTGAATATCATTTCTCCCAAGATGCGAAAGAAAGTATTCGGTTTCGAGAATGCGACCAAAGGCCGCAAGATGTTCTTTATCGTGACCGACAACAACGGCACGAACTACCTGATGGGTGACAAAAGACGCGGTTCCATGCGTGCATCCGGAGATGGAGCTACCACAGGAACCGGCAGTAGCGGACGTAATCAAAGTACGCTTCACTATACTTTCGCTACCCCCGTCAAGTGCGTGTACGAGGGTGATATGGAAGACATTCTTACTGTAAAGGCTGCACCTGGCGGCTAAATTTCTCGTTTCTTCATTTAGTAATTTGTTTATGTCCGTCTCCGGATTCTTTCCGAGAGACGGACATTCTGTTTTGTCCTATCCTGGCAACAAAAATCGCAATAGCTTTGCATATCATTAAAAATCAACGTACAATGTCAAAGATTACAAAGAGCTACATTGAGGCACGCAGGGACGGCATAAAATGGCTGAACTCGCAGAAACGGGACTACAGTACCGGTGTGAATATCCTTACCCGTTCCGGATATAAAGGTTTTGTTGCCGCCCGCCTTGCCCGACAAGGAGAAAAGCCGCATACCCGTGAGAAGCTGGAGTATGAAATCCGTCAAATGATTAAAGTGTGGTACCATCCCGACGACCCGCGATTTGAGAATATAGACCTGGCGGATGATGCGGTACCGGGTAATGACGGGCGTCCCGAAACAGTTACGGAAGAAACGGCGGCAGCCATTGTTGCCATTGCGGAAAATGAACTGGCGCGTGAAGCGGATGAGCAGCCTGCCTATCCGCCGGTTATTGCCAAAATCATCTATGATTTCCGTGAATGCTATAATGAGCGTTCACGCCAGCACCGGTTACTTGCCGAACTGGGTGAGACCAATACGCAGGCTGTATGTGCAGAACGCAAGGATATTGTCGCTCGTATAGGTTATCTCTCCAAACGCATGACTTTGCTGGCAACCGTCAAAAGGCAGTTTGAGCAAAACAAGGAGTTGCCGTCTGAAGAACAGCTGGACGAACTCTATAAAGAGAAGGATGCCCCTAAAGAACATCCGGACGCCGAATCGGACGATACCGACATCAGTGCTTTGTCGATAGAAGAACTGAAGAAAGCGAAATCCAACGCCAAGAGTAAGATAACCAAAGCAAAGAATATGTTGCTGTATTCTTCGGAGAGCAAGCCCAAAGACGGTAAAGAAAATCCTCTTCCTGATTGCCCGAAACGTGTGAAATACGAGAAGAAGATTGCCGAACAGGAAGCATTGGTAGAAAAAATAGAATATAGACTGGCCGAACTGCAATAATGCTGGTGTGTTGCGGTGATATGAATGAGACGCCGACGGAGAGCATGAAGGACAATGCGCTCCCTCTTCGCCAAACGGATGCGGCAATTTCCGACCATGACCTGGTTGCGGAAAAACTGCTGCATCCGGATGCCATGGGGATGTTGGTACCCGGCAGGGACAAACATTTCTATTCTTCAGGGGCATTCAACCTTATTCAACTGATTTTCTATATTCTGAAACAGACAGGTCCGGCACATCTGCTGCTTACTACCTATTCCATATCCATGGACAGTATTGCGGCGCTTCATCGCAAGACGGAAGCGGGTGAACTGTTGTCGGTACGGTTTCTGATAGACAATCGGGTACGCAGCATCTCACCCAAACCATTCGATTATCTGGTAACTACATTCCCGGACAGTTATCGCTGCCTGGCGTTGCATGCGAAGGTAGCATTATTATATAATGAGAATTGGAAGATTACCGTAGTGGGCAGCCAAAATGCCACTCATAACCCGAAACTGGAACGTGGGATTATCCATACCAGCCCGGACATTTTTGATTTTGACTTTAAGATGTTAAATGATGAGTTTGACGCAGCAGCAAAGTGATGAAATAGAGAAGATGGCATATCGGCTTATCCCACCGGGCTTGATTGCCATTAATATCGGTGTGGACGAAACGGATTTCGTTCAGGAACTCCGTACTCCGGGTACTGAAGTACGGGCGTCTTTCTATCGCGGGCATCTTCGTCAGATGGTCGAAATACGTGAAGCAATCATCAAATCCGCCGTCAATGGCAGTAATCCGGCACAGCAGGAGCTGATTAAATTCTTTAAATCGCAACAGCAGTATCTTGAGTATGAATAGTAATTTGACAGCAGCCAAAAGCAAGGCCGCACTGGAGGAACAGTCATACGAGCTTATCCGCCAGCACATCATTGACCCTGAAAACAGTCCGTTACCGGAACATTTGCAGGTACAATGCAACCGAGTGTTACAGATAGCCCGTCTTTTGGACGATTATCCGAACGAGAGCCATATCATCAATATCATGCTGGCAAAATACCGTATCTCACGTACACAGGTGCGCAAGGATATCGCCCTGGCGAAAGAACTGTTCAAGACACAGCATCAGTTTGACTGGGATTTCTGGTTTGCCTGGATGATAAAGGACCAGGTACAGCTCATCCGGGATTGCAAGCTCAAGGGCGACCTCAAGCAATGGAACAATGCCAAAAAAGTGCTGCATCAGATGATTGGCGAGAAACCGGCTTCGGTTGAGGACCCACGCCGCATGGAGAAGAATGTTTTCTATATTCAAATCAACAGTATGGGGCAAAAGGTGGATATTCCTCTGGATGCCATCCGCAATCTTTCACAGGAAGAGCAAAAGGTTTTGGTGGATTCGATGTACACACCCATTGACGATGTACAGGCGGAAGAAATTATGAACTCATAAATATATGGAAATATGATTGATACATTGATTGTTACAATTGTGATGTGCATTGATACCTGTAACCTCTCGCCGGTACAGCATTCAATTCATTCCGCATTTCGTGAACTGAATATAAAAGAGGCTGTTATCCGGGCGGTAGAAGATACCCGGCAACGGGAGCAGAAAGCCGGTAAACCGTACTGGCATGTAAGAAACTACTCGTTTGTTAATTCAAAATTCAGAAAACATTATGAAGAAATTAACCAATAAACGGCTTATCTCTTACCTGGTTGACCATAAGCATATCGATATGGTATCAGTCAGCAAGACACAGATTGTCTGTACCGTGTCCGCTAAGTTCAAACCGGATGAAGTGCCGCAGTTACTTGCGGACACCGGGCAATCTATGCCTCGTATGACTTCTTCCGAAGGTATGAACTACATTGTATTCCCTCGTTATTGATACGACAGGAGAATGGACGAGAACGTTTGGGAAGAGGTCATCAAAGTCAACCCGGCGCAGGCGGCATTCCTGGTAATGCCGTATAGGAACGGATATGTCATCTATTCACGTGCAACAGGTAAATCATTCATTACCGGGGCCGTGATAGATGACAATATCCGGCTGATGCCTCGTGGCATTACCACGCTCACGCAGGCTACCATTGGTCAGGCGCTCACTAAAACGTTGCCTTCAGCTTTCAAGATGCTGGAGATGCTCGGTTACAAACAATGGGATCCGGTCAGCAAGACCGGTGACTATGTGGTTTGCCGCCGTCCCATTGAGGGGTGGTACAAGCCCTACGAACACATCATGTCTTATGAATACGGTATCAGCTTCAGCAACGGGCACATGCTCTATATACTTACTCAGGGCGGTAACAGTCGTGGTCCGAATGCCGACTACAATATCACCGATGAAGCGCTGACGCTTGACAAAGAGAAGTTCGACCAGGAGGCGGCACCGACCAACCGCGGTAATGAGCATATTTTCGGACGCAAATCGGAGCATCCGGTATTGAAGCATCATGGCAATACTTTCTTATCTTCCATGCCTTATACTCCCGAACAGAAATGGCTGCTTGAACCTGCCGGATATTATGAAGAGGAACGAGATATCCGGTTGTTCGATGTTTGGAACAAGATTGTGCGGTTACAGATGCAGCTCATTGACGCGCGTATTGCCGGTGATGCAGGACTGTTCAAGGAAATCTGGAACGAGACCGTCCGTCTCCGTCAGAGCATCACGCCGTTCGTCTCGCGGGACGGCACGCTGTTCATCCTCGGTTCTATCTTCGACAATATCGCCAATGTGGGTATGAACTATATCCTGAACCAGTATAAGGTGATGGACAAGCTTTCCTTCATGATCGAGATCCTGAACTACATGGTGGATAAGATTGATAGCTGCTATTACCAATTGGATGAACGGCATGTGTATTACAACGCGACCAATGACGACTATATACGGGACTTTGCCGAGGATACCGGCTTCGATTGGAAACGGTTAGGCAATAACGATGACAGCCGTCGTGACCTGGATTGTAATCCGAACCAGCCGATAGAGCTGACACCCGACTGGGGTTCGGCAGCTTCTTTCCTTGAAGTGGGCCAGGAACGTAACTATGACTTCGTGACGAAACTGTTGACACGTGAGCCGGTGGATAACAATATCAATGAGTTCTTTGTCAAGCGTGACGAAGAGGACGACACTATGGTGAACGCGCTGATGGATAAGTTCTGCCACTATTATCGTAACCATATCAACAAGCACGTGCACTATTACCGTGACCGCTACGGGGATGCACGCCGTGCCAACAACAAAAAATCCTACAATGAGCTTGCCGTTGAGCGCCTGGAGAAACACGGGTGGACGGTGGAACAGCACACCCATGCAGGAATGGAACCGCCACAACATGATAAGTATTTGCTTTGGGCTTCCATCCTGGCAGAGAAAGATGAGCGGTTCCCAAAGAAGCGTTTCAACGGCTCAAAATGCAAGTACACACTTATCTCCATGAATAACACCCGTGTCATCGAAGACCGTGAAGGACGTTTTGCCAAGGACAAACGCAGTGAGCGTAATCAGTCCATTCTTCCGGAAGAAGCCACTCATTTCGGAGACGCGGTGGATAAACGCGTATGGACGAAGTACGGGCATTTGCTTAGGCAGGCTTACGGGTTCGTGGATGCGCGTATCTGATTAACCTTACATACATTCGCAACGGCAATCGCAATACATATAACAGGATTCGCAATCTTTGTAAGGACAGCCGCAACGCTTGAGGACAGGATACAGCACTGAATAAACGTTCGAGGGGGTGCACTGCCTATCATATTTCCTTTAAAATTGTGAATTTTATTAACAGTTGGGATAGGGCGCGGTTGGGAGAAACTTCCGTTTCTCTTTCCATTCGGATGGAAAGCAGAGTGTTATGTTCTTATGTTTAGCAAGATAGAGTTCTTATAACGTTTGTTAACTAACATCCTGGCGCGCAAAATCCGCACCGAGAAAATAGGTGGAAAATCTATCTCCTCGGTACGGATTTTGCGCGTTTTAGCGGTAATAAGCAGTGGCTTATTGTATTTACTCGCACCCATGCAGGCTACACCCGGTTTTACCCATTCAGAGGATAGACCGGGCAGAGCGGTATAGTTTTCAACTATGTATTGCGGCTGTTTCCTTTTCTGATTGTCGCCCTTTATTTCTGTCTCCTATCACCACGCAGTTTCGCTTTTTTGTGCTGCAAAGGTAAATGTTGACGTCACTGGCTCAAGTTCGGGCTGGCGTTTCATAAAAAATCTCCACCTGTACAGGTCGTATTCAAGCCGTTCCGGTTTTCTGAAAAACTTGCTCTTGCTCCTTACAACACCTTTTGATGCAGCGTAAAAAAGGCGAAACATACCGCGTAGCGACAGGCGACGCAGAAAAAAAAAGCTCCAATCAGGGAAACAGCCAATTAGATAAGGCTCACACCCGGAAGCTCAAGGTTCAACATAAAATTTGCAGCATTATGAAAACATTCACTTACAAACAGGCTATCGAGGTTTTGAACAAATATTTCAAAGGTTATAAGGTACTAAAGAAGTTTGACGGTATTAGGGAACTAAGTATTCTTTTTCGGGATGCGAACGGCAAAAAGTGGGAACTTCTTTCAACGGCCGACCCCTATTTTCAGTCGGTAGAGGATTTTGTAATCATAGAGGCGTAATAATTTAATACATAATATTTTAATACATAGGATTATGAAAAAGGAAAGAGATGAAAAGAAAGAACGTGAAGCACGGATTTTGAAAAGGCAGCAGTTAAAAACATTGTCGCAGTCTTTGGTCGCCCGTAGGGAGATGGGCGAATACATGGGCAACGAGGACGACACGGTAAACGGTCTGTTACGGTTTTACTACGCTTGTCAGGGGTACACCAACCTAAAGACTTTCAAGGAGTGGAAGAAAGCGGGTTTCACCGTCCGTAAAGGTGAAAAAGCACTGCTTATATGGGGAATGCCCGTTGCATCGAAAGCGGAGCGGGAACGCATCGAGGAACTGAAAAAACAAGGTCGGGAAGAAGATGCGAAAGAGGACTTTTTTCCGTTGTGCTATCTTTTTGCGGAAAGCCAGGTGCACAAATTAGAGAAATAGATTAATCACTATTATATAAATCATTAATTATTAACTTTTTAAATTTTACAAACATGGAAAAAGAAGTAAAAATAATCGGTGAAGAAGTGACAAAAGCAGTTGAGACAATGAAAGAAACGGGTAAGGCGGGAGCCGAAGCCCCTAAAGAACAACCTGTAAAAGAGGAAAAGCCGACCGATGCACCCGCCAAAGGTAAAGGGAAAAATTCTAAAAAGGACGAAGCGGCCAAGCTGCAAGAGGAGATAAACCGTAAGACAAAAGAACTGGAGAAATGTCTGGCCGACCTTGAACGGAAAAAGGAGATTTCCCGCAACCGTACCGCATTTATCAACGCTATGGATAAACTTGATGAAGCAGCGGATAAATTGAAGCAGGAAGATACGTTTGAAACGGCGGTTTATAAATTGCGGTTTGCGGAAGCTTCGGGCTATGGCAACAACAGCGATATTTTTACAATCTCCAACCGTTTTCTATTGGCGGAGTTCATTAAGTTTATGCAAAAGAAAATTCAGCAGAAAATCGAAGAGCTGGAGCAGCTTTTAATCAGTGAGTAATAAGTACAGGATAGCCCGCTTTCGGGCGGGCTGCCTTTGATAAAATATGAATGTTATGGAAACTTTGTTTGATAGTGCTTGCCGCTACATGAGCGACAGCGAACTGATATACGAGATAACCAATAATAAGAAAATTGTCACCGAGACGGAACAGCAAAGCGGGGAATATGATTTGAACGGTTTATTCTCCTCGTTGACACCCGGCCGCAAAAAGGTGGCTACGGCTGCCATCGAACTGTACAGGCGGCTGCAAAGCAGGTATAACGGGCAGGACGCTATCCGTTGCAGTCAGGATATTAATGCGCTGATGTATCCGTTTTTGTGGGATTTACCGAATGAGGAACTTTGGGTACTGGCTTTAAATAACGCTTCACGGGTGATAAAGAAAGTACGGGTGTCGGTTGGCGGCATAACTCAGACGGCGGCAGATGTAAGGCTAATCATGCGTATATTGGTGGAAGTATCCGCAACGCAATTCGTCGTAGTGCATAATCATCCGAGCGGGAACAAACAACCCAGTAGGGACGACAAGAATATAACGGAGAGATTAAAAAAGGCGGGTGAGGTGTTTGATATTAGGCTGATAGACCATGTTATAATAGCGGGAGATACTTATTACAGCTTTAGCGATGAAGGGATTTTGTAGGGGAGACGGGTGCGGGCGGCACCCGCTTCCGTTTGCTCGCGCACTCACAAACGGAAGCGGGTGTAGAGAGGTATTTTTTGTTCTCCGTTCCTTCAACCACGGAGGGGATTTTTTGTCCTATGATAGCGGATGGCAGAATTCTATCTTTGTGACAAAAAAGAGATATGATACGTTTTTTTACAAAATTCGTCGGTACCTACGGGTACGATTCATTAAAGGATTTCTTCCTTTCGATAGCTCCGAGCTTCAAGTATAACCTGCAACTTCCTGCAATATCCTTCAGTGCCATTACCGCAATAATCAGCGAATACATAGGCATCACTCCTTTCCTGGCAATGACCATGTTGGTGGCGATTGTTTCTGAGATGTGGACGGGTATCCGGGCAAGTAAGGTTCAGGGTATAGGTTTTGAATCTTTCCGTTTCTCCCGGTGCATCATTAAGCTATGCATCTGGCTGAGCATTATTTACATTATCCATTCCTTTTATTTGGAAAGCAAAACGATAGCGGAAAATGATTTTGTAATGCTGTTGGCTACCGTATTCTTTTCCATCGCCAAAGTGTTCGTCATGACCTGGTTTTGCGTGGAGCATGTAACCAGCATATTGGAAAACCTTGCCATTATTGACGGTAAACCGAAAGATACGCTAATCAAGCAAGTGGGGATATTATGGATGACGGTTACGGACAAATTCAAAAGAAAGGTTGATGAGACGGAACATTAAGTGCATATTTCTATGTGCGGTTATTGCATTTCTTGCCGGGTGGACAGGACATTGGTTCGGTTCCCGCTGCCGGAGTATTGTCCGTGTTCCGGAAACGGTTATCTGTCATGATACAATACATCCCGCAGTACCTGAGCCGAAAGTGATTGTCAGGGAAATACCTGCTGATGTGGATACGGCGGCTATACTGGCCGATTATTTCCTGGAGAAACAGTATCTTGATACAATTATTGAATACCCCTATCTACGGGTGGAATTGACTGACATAATATCCCGCAACACATTGCTTGGCCGTACGGTAGTGGTGGATTACAACCGGCCGGTTATTTACGATAATGCTTTAACGTTGGGATCATTTGTGGGACTTCATAATTGTATTCTTCTGGCAGGGTATCGCCGTAAATCCTGGGAATTTAAAGCCGGATATGATTTATACAACAAGTCTGTTGTGGTTGGTTTGTCTAAAGATTTGTGGAGATGGTAGCCAATATTGCTGATAATTCGTATGTATTTTCCTATGATATGCCGGACATCCGCATTACGGGCGTGCATGAGAGGTTGAGTATCCGGATGGTGATTAACGGACAGGAAGCGCTTTCAGAAACCTACTATCCGGACAATGACAATGCTGTTATCCTTTGTGATCCCGGCGACATCATCAATGAATATTTCGTACGTCCGGAACTCACCAATGATAATGCCTGGATTGCGTTATCACCCATGACGGTACAAATTTCCCTCTCGGACGATGTGACTACTGCCAACTACACGCTGTACGTATTTTATTCCAGATACCATATTTCTTTTGAGCCGTTGACCGATTTTATGTTCTATTCCCGTTACAAAGTCAAACGAGTCAGGCTGGATAACATTGAACATCTTTCTTTTTTCGTATCGGAAAAGACTAAAGTGTTTCTGGATGTTATCTATCTGGAATTAGGTAATAGTATCAAAAAAACCGTTGAGCTGAAACTTCCTGAAGCAAACCGTATGGCAGCATATAATGTAAGTCCGGTCAGAGTAAGCGGGCTTGCAGATGTGCAATATGCTAATATCATATCGTATGACGTGCGTATTACGAACGGTACTCTGACAGACCTTGTGAGATATGTCATAGACCGAAAAGGTTATCGTGAAACACATCAGTTTCTCTATTATAATATGTTCGGACTCCCAGAGGCTATCTCATTCTCAGGATTAGTGCAATACAATCCGGAACTGGTAGGCGATATTGTGGATATGGTAAAACAAAAAAGGCGGTTCAATCCCTTCTTTAATGATTCACGTACCGTTAATACCGGCTACTTGGATGAGAACAAATACAAGGCGCTGATAGATATGATAACCTCACCGGTGCAATATTGGTATGACCCCTCTTCGCTTCTAACAGAGATTATCATTACGGATATTGACTTTACCCATACGAAAATGGGTAACCAAAGAGTGAACGTGAATCTGACTTTCTGTCCGGCAAATCGGAAGTACCATGTATTCGACAGGGCTTCATTTGGCGGTGGAATATTTGACTATACATTTGATAGAACATTTGAATAATATGGAAACAATACGCAGAAATCTGGCTCTGGCCGACATGGATATCCGCACGGACGAACGCGGACGCCGGCGCATCTTTTCAATAAAGTTCGTCAGCAAGGAAGGTAAGATATATTTTATTCCTCAAGCATATGCTTGCGGTGCCGGGCGCATGAATATGAAAGAATACCAGTTCCGGGGTGTGCAGCCCTGTGATTGCAAGGGTAATCCCGAAGGACATCCCTACCCCGTAGATATAGACCTGATATTAGAGTATAATAAAATGAAAATCGTATTCTGATGAATATACTGTTTAATTCAAGCGGTATTCCCCTGCTGATGCAGTCTACATACATATTCGGTGAGACGACGGGAACACCGCAGAAAGATATGAAGGACCGTGCCAGGATTCTGGCACCGTATGACCTGTCAAATGTCAGCTATATAGACATCGATGGGGTGAAAGTACGCCCGTGGGGAAATGAAAATGATTTTCCACAGAAGGCGGCCGAAGAAATCGGTAATACCAGCGTGCTCAACACCGGACTGAAATTTCTTCGTAATCTGACGCTCGGACAAGGTATCTACCCTTGTACGGTGGACGGATACGATGATGCCGGCAATGAAATACTAAAGCCCGTTACGGATAGCCGGGTGCAGGCTTTTATTGCTTCCCGGAATGTAAGGCGCTACATGGAAAAGGTACTTCGGGATTATCTGAAGTTCGGTAACGGGGCGGTCCAGTTCGTACCGTCAGCGGCGGTTAACACTTTTGCCGGTGTTAACCCGGTCAATGCACTTTATCGCCGCTATTCCGAAATGGACGAATACGGTGCCTGCAAGTGTATCGTTTCCGGATATTGGCCGCAGCGTCCGGACAAGGGGCAGTACACCAAACTGGATGTATTGTCCGAATACGACCCGCAAATGCACGCCGAGGTACTGAAGTTTGCCGGAAAGCAGAAAGACGGATTCATCATGCCGGTGCGGGACAGCTGGAGCAATGACGACCTTTACGGCATGCCCATCTGGTGGCCCGCCTATATCTGCGGATGGGTGGAGATAGCCCATCTTATCCCCCACTTCCTCAAGAAGGCTTACAAAAACCAGATTACCTGGAAGTGGCATGTACAGATACCGTATTCCTATTGGGAGAAAAAATATCCGTCCAAGGACTATTCGGCCAAGGAACGTGAGGCGGCCATACAGAAGTACATGGACTCTGTGGAGCAGAACCTTTGCGGCCCGGATAATGCGGAAAAGCCCATCTTTTCACATTATGCCGTAAATGAAATGAACGGCAGGATTGAGGAAGAATGGAAAATCAAGCCGCTGGAGAATAAATACCAGGGCGGTGACAATCTGCCGGTGTCGGCAGCCGCCAACTCGGAAATCCTGTTCGCCCTGATGGTCAATCCCAATGTGCTCGGTGCCGGTATGCCCGGCGGTACATACGCGGGCAACCAGGGCGGTTCCAATATCCGCGAGGCATTCCTCGTAAATATAGCCAATGCGTGGATTGACCGGCAGAATATCCTGGACCCGATAGAACTCTACATAAAGATGAACGGTATGCCGGAATGTGAGTTGCGTTTCCGCAATACTGTTTTAGTAACCCTTGATACCGGCAGCGGTACCAAAAAAACATTGAGCTAATGATATTCAGTGCAGAAAAATGGAACAACGGCAAGGAGTTGAAAGCGGTGATGAAGGTGAACACCGCCATCTCCTTTGACATGATGGAAACACCGCTTCGGAATGCTTTCCGACAATACCTTATACCGCTATTGGGCAATGCGATGGCGGGTGAAGTGGTTGAAATATACAGATTCGGTCCAAACCCGGATGTACTGGAACAAAATACTGAAGGGGCAACCGAACGGGAGAAGCTGGATAGCCGCCTGCTGGAGATTTGCAAGCGGGCAAATGCGAACCTGGCGTTCTGGAATGATTTTGATGAAATTAGCATGCGCATCACCGATGCGGGCTTCCAGCGGCAGAAGTCTGACAACAACGAGTCATTCCAGCAGGTGTACAAGTATCAGGAAGATAACCTGCGGACATCGTTACGGAACAAAGGATTCAATGCGCTTGACGAATTGCTTGAATTCCTGTATGCCCATATAGCGGAATATCCGGAGTTTGCGACCTCACAGGCTTACCAGAACCGTAAATCTGCCATCGTTCGCAGCACCGCAGATGTCAATGACGTCTGTTTTATCAATGGCAGCCGGATTATCTTTCTGCGTTTACAGCCGCATCTGAAGTTTGTCGAGGAAATGCTTCTTCAGCCGGCTATCGGTGACAAACTATACGAACATCTGATTGACGGGCTGGTTAATCCTTCTGAGAATGAAGGGCGGCGGAAGGATGTGGAACGTCTGCGCCTGGCCTGTTCCCGCTACATTGTGGCAATGGCGGTCAGACGTCTGTTGATGGAAACGGGCAGTATAACGGACCGGGGACTGTACTTCACCACGGTACAGCCGGGCGAAAAAGGCAATGAAGAAAAGAAACCCGTCGATGCGGAACGTATAGCCGTACAGGTTCAGAACCTGAAAGCGGATGCGGATATGTACATGACGGCTCTGCTAAGGACAGCACGTAATTATTTTGCAGAGTTATATACCGGTGACCCCAGAAGAATATTCGACCGGGACAATGACCATAAACGTACATTCTGGACATGAAAGAACTTCGCATTGAATACCGTAGCTGCGGCATCCGTCGTGAAGTGACGTGCCCGGTACCTCAGACATGGGAAGAACTGACACCGGAACAGTTCCTGCTTGTGTCGCGGCTGTATCTTCAGGAAATGGATGAATCATCATTCCTGAAGAAGTTCTATTCCCTGCCGTCCGGAGCCGGTTCCGATAATTATTACAGATACAAGTTGGGCGAGCTTGTGGAGTTCATCAGTGACTGTCGTGTCCGGATGGACCGTTTCATCCTCTCCGATGTGGCGGGATTCAAGGCGCCGGGTGAACGTCTGAAAGGAATGTGTTTTGAACATTTCATGCACGTGGACACGGCTTTTAACCGCTACACACGTGACGGTAAGGATACGTCACTGGATACTTTCGTGTCGATGTTGTATTTGAAAAGCAATGAGTATATTGTCCTACCGGCGGGTGAGAAAAACGGCTTATTTAGCCGTCAGAAACCGCTGATATTGCAAAAACGGGTAACGAAAGTGGCAAAGATTGACAGGCATGTCAAATACGCCATCTTCCTGAACTACGTTTTTGTCAAGAGGTGGCTCTCGAAAGCTTTTCCTTTCCTGTTTCCGATGGATGACGAATGGGAACCGGAAGACAAGCAAAAGAAACCGACTGCACCGTCGGTCAATTGGCTCGACATATTCGATGCCTTTGTCGGTGACGATGTGGCGGTCATGGAGAAATACCAGGCAATGCCGGTGGCAACCGCATTCCGCCTGCTTAATAAAAGAATACGTGATGCTCAAAAACAGAACAAATGACATTTTCAGAGTACATAGAGAATTTGGCCGAAAGGCATGTCGACATCCGGCACAAGGAGAACGATGAGGTACACTTCCTCTCATCCGAAAGGGAGAAGCATACGGCATTGGACAGTGTGCTCCATTATCCGGCGGTGATTCTGGACCGTGGTTCCGGATTCGGTTACGGCGGTGGTCCGGGAGCGTACCGGAAAGAGCGTGATTACCTACTTTTTGTCGTGGAGCATGTATCCGACACATCCGATTATGTACAGATAGAAACAGTGATTGACAAGTGTGAACGTATTTTAGACGAATTGTTCAATCGGTTGCTCGAAGACAAACAGAAGAGGCGCTACTGGTTCTCCTTTTCATTGGAAGAAGTGGAAGCAGACTATGTGACAAATAATGACAACCAACTTTATGGAGTGGTTGCAGCAATACATCTGTCACAATCCTATGTGGCTGTAAATTGCCGGAAAGCATTTATATAAATATGGCAGATACAATTGAGATACTTAAAGAACTGGCCCGGTATATACGGTATGCCACCCGGGAGAATGAAAACACCTCGGAACGTGTAGGACGTACGTTCGTTGGTATTCTTAACCTGATAAAAGACCTTGAGAATATCTATTTACATAAGAATCAGCCGGACGAAACTAATTTTCTGATTAAATTCTTGGGCGGATTATATTCTGATTATATCCGGTCTGTAAATTATTCTTCCGGCGTATTGGGAGAAGGCTTTTTGATAAAGGTCGACCAAAAGACCGGTAAGTCCTATATTGAGGTGGACGAGCTGTTTGTGCGCATCAAAGCCATGTTCTCCGAGTTGGAGATAAAGAAGCTCTCTTATGCAGGTGGAAACTACATGTTCACTGCCGCCGGAATGAAATGCGGCAAAGTTGATGAGTTCGATACGTTCTGGCGTTGCTATCTGCTGGTTGATGATGGAGAAACGGCTATTGAGAACCCGTTCAAGGAAGGCGACCAAATACGCTTCCAGGACTTCAATATCAAGCCGGGTGTCTACGAGAATGTATCCAACCGTTACTACTGGCGCTTATGCGTAAGTATCGGCGAGGATTACATAGACCTTAGCAAGACAGACTGTGACGCAAACAGCGACATACCTCAGGAAGGTGACAGCCTTGTACAGCTCGGTAACAGAACAGACAAGAAGCGTCAGAACGCAATCACCTTGTCCGTATATGGCGATGATGCACCGAGTATCCACCAGTATGCCGGGATAGATTCCTATTCAATGGCTGGCAAGGAAGTGACGGCTATCAGTCCGCAAGGTAACAAGTTCATGGGTGATTTTATCTTGAAGACAGGCATAAACATTATGACCCAGTTCAAGATATTGGAGGACTTGATTTATTCGGAAGTCTCTAAAGTGCTGGATGAAGTACAGACAAAAGATAATTTTCTGTATAATTCGGCTTTTGCATCCAACACCGATGGTTGGGATACGACAAACCGTATCCGTTTCTTTACTGTCAACGGGAAATTCCTGTTCTTCAATGATAATTTCTATAGCCGCAAGGATGCTATGGCAGCCGTTGTCCGATATGGCAACCGGAATGTGCTCCGTATCATAGCGTCCGGTATCAAGCAGGCTAATGCTGATTTGTCAGGAAAGCCTGTTCAGGGAGAAGAAACGCCGGGAAAATTCTTTATTTCTTTCCGTTATAAGGTTGTCACTTCCGGAACGTTGACAATCGGTTTTCCCGGACAGAACTTGTATTTTTCTGAACGGCTTGAACCGGGTAAGGAGTATATAAGAAAGGAGTATTCCGGCACTTGGGATGGAACGGGAGACTTTGAACTGAAATTTACCGGTGAAATGTATCTCCATTCTCTGGCATTGACAGCGAATGCCTATGAGGACCTGATGACGGTATTCAATACGAAAATTGAACAAACGAACAGGAAAATAACTCTGTTGTCTGAATCAATGTCCGAATCTATGAATACTTTGGCTTCCGAGATGCAGGTTGCAGCCGAGGGAATAAGTGCCGCAAATAAGCGGATAGATGCAGTTGACGGTTCTCTACGGGAAATAGGGTTAAGTATCGACGGTATAAAGGACAATCTTTCCCTATATGTGAAAAAAGATGGCTTGGGTTCTGCTATTGACGTTGCACTTGACAATATATCTGTATCATCCCGGAATATTTATTTTACCGGGAATATCTCGATAAATGGTAATACGTCCATTCGTAAAGATGGTACACTTAAGGCTGTAAACGGAGAGTTTAGCGGAGAATTGAAAGGTGCCACCGGAGAGTTCAATGGAAAAGTTGCAACCAAGAAGAATGGAACAAGAATAGAACTTGATCCGGATACAAATTCCATCCGCATGTATAACCAAAATAACCAGATGGTCGGAACATTTGACTTTGTTTCGGAATCGTGGAACGGGGCTACCAACTACTATCCGAGAATCCGCTTGATGAATTATCACAATTCCGCGTTGGTCAGTGAACTTAGACTGGGAACAAACAATTTGAACATTTCTATAGGAAGTGACTCTATTTCTTTAACGAGAAGTGGATTGATGTTCTATATTAATGGGAAAACAAAAACATATTCATCCACTTAATTTTGAGCTTATGAAGAGAATAAATTTTGAAAAAATGCTTGTAGCGTCAGATGTTGCCCGTAGTCATTGCGAGAACAGGGACTATAAGAAAGAGTTCGCGAACAAAATGTACCAATACGGCTATGGAATTGCTATGCATCTTCTTTCAATAAAGATATACCAGTCTTCTGGTGAAACGGCATACACGGATGAGGAAGTCAATCTGATGCAACGGTTTGCAGAAGAAGAGCTGCCGCCTTTCTTTATCGATGCGCTTAACCATGCGATTCAGAACCAGCCGGAAGAATGTGTAACTGATAAATGACTATTTTTATGGAATTAACGGAACAGCAATACAACGAACTATTACAGCGTCTTAAGAACGACTTGCAGGTCGGTTCCCAAGGTGTAGGTGAAATACCATTGGCAAAATCATTGGAAGGTATTGTTTCTTTACCTGCATTCCAACCGATTGAAGGTAAGGATATGCCGGATATTGTAGAAGCTCCGCTTACTTTGCTTGCTACCCCTGCATTGGACGCGGAAAAGATGATTAAGGAAGCCGAATCAAAGCGTGTCGAAGCCGAGACTGGACGTGCCAAAGCAGAAGAAAAACGGGTTGCGGAGTTCGGAACACTCAAACAGGAATCACAGGCAGCAACGGCTGAAGCCAATGCTGCTGCAGAACGTGTAGATGAATCGATTACCGACATCAGCCAAGAGAAACAAGCGGCCGTTGAAGCGACCGAGAGGGCGGATGCAGCAGCAGGTTTAGCAACCGGAGCGGCAGAGGAGGCCAATGCAAAGGCAATCCTTGCCAATCTCGCGGCAGAAGCTGCAAATGCTGCCGCAAGTCTCGCCGATGAAAAAGCTGCCCTTGCCGATGAAAAAGCGGGACTGGCCAATGAAGCAGCCACCACCATTGATACCAAAATGCAGGAGAAAATCAATGCCCTTATAGCCAATGCTCCGGAAGCACTGGATACGCTCGTCGAACTTGCGGCCGCATTGGGTAATGACCCGAATTTTGCTACGACAATGGCAACGGAGCTGGGGAAGAAGATTAATAAGGCGGACATTATAAATGACCTTATTACCGGCGGTTCCAGTAAGGTTGCTTCGGCAGAAACGGTTAAGATGCTGGATGCAAGTAAGATCGGAAGCCTGTTTTTTACAACTATATCGAAACCGATGACAAATGATGAATTCAGTGAGATTATTACTCCTGATGCTCACACGTTGTATATTGTAACTTTACCAGGCTCTTAAAACATAAAGCTATGGCAATATATACAGGGAATAGAAAAGTTGTATTTTACCTGGGCAAGGACATACTCTATGTATATGGTAACTTGCTGCTGAAAACCTACATGGGGAAATGGTATACCGGGCTGCATGTTCCATATCTCGGCATTGTTCGGATGGGTGACAGAAACTTTGTATGTCTTGTTAAAGCCGGAACTGATAACCCGCCATTATGGACTATAACCGATAAGGACGGAAGGCGTATTTTGCAAACGCAGGATGGTGGAAAGACCTATGGATATATACTAACCGGCGAACAAAATACAGCCGAATTTGATGAAGTTATTGATTGATTAATATTTACAAAAAGAGATAATAATTTAAATGTTAAATTGGGCTGATTTTCATGGTAGAAATGACGCCCCTAAAATATACAAGGCATGGCAGAAGATATAAAAATGAGTGAGTTTAATGAAACGGAACTCGCAAAAATATTGGGTCTGGATTCTTCCGGCAATTCCAAAAAAGAGGAATTATCATCTATGATGGAAAGAGTTCTGTCACCTTATTTAATGTTGAAATACTGTGGAAACATAGAAAAGGATACAGATTTAAATGAATTGGATAGCGGAGCTTACTATTACTTTATTGAAGCCGGGGAAATTAGCAATTCACCCGGATTTGAACGTTTCATTTTATTACAACTATCAGTTGGTAGTTTCCATGTACAGATAGCATTCGCAGTAATTAACAGAGGAGTAAAATGGAGAACAAAACACGATAATGATAGTTGGCAGTCTTGGAATGCAATATCCTTTACTTAATATCCAGTTCCTATCATTGCAAAAAAGGTAGAGTGTTTTTACTCACTCTACCTTTTATACCTCATTTATAATATGTGATGATATTTTTCCATAGCTTTGTTTTTCAATTCAGTTTCTTCTTTATTTAAGGCAAACCCCATATATTTACAAGTATGGTCATTTCGTAGAATACATATACACATCCTTTTGTAGGTAGGTATCTCTCGGAATTCCTCAATATCAATATCATCCAAATAGTCCATTCTTACAGGTTTTTTGTCAGTCTTGTAATTGCTACTGTCACCTACTTGGATTGGGATATTACGTTCTTTCAATTTTTGTATTACACCATCGCTGAGAACTCCGCCTTTTTCTTTCCAAAATTTGATGCTGGTTTCCAACTTTGCTTGGTATCTTTTACGAGTCTGCTCAGGTAATGTTGATAGCAAAAATTCCATGAATGATTTCCAGGTATACCCTTCCGGTAAATGAATGCTTTTTCTACCGGCAGCATGGGTATTGCCATAAAGACCTGCAAAACCGACCCCATTTACCCGGCTAATCATCCGTCCCCATGTATTGGGGTCAATAACTTTGTATAAGGCAAGGCTCTCAATAGCCTCACTAATAAAAGGACTTGCCACACGCTGTCTGTTTAAGCTTAGGCCTGCTTGGTAATACAAGTCATACAAATGATTATAATCCCAATGAAAACGGCCGTTAGCAACCCAAATATCTTCTGTTTTCCAGTCATACATAGGATATAAGTTATATATATTTTCATCTATTTTCGTACTCCATTCGTATTCTTTATACCTCTCCTGGACGTTTCTGTAAATAGTTCTCCAGCGGTTATAACTTTCTTGGGTACGTATGCCCACTAAGCAGCAAGTGCGCTGGGGGGTCTTTTGCTGATGTAGCCAGCGTGAAAAATCGATTTGGAAATCATAGTCCCACATTCTGCGGTTATAGAAAGGAAAATCATTGATAGTCATTGCATCTTTCGGCATTTCTCTCACCCAGGATTCCCGTTGGCTCTCATCCCAAGGGCGCCAGTAATTTTGGAACATAGAAGTACATGTTGTTACACGGAAAGGCACACATACCCGATAGATTTCTAATATGTCTTTATTGGATTCCAACACACGGTCTACATAATCGATGGTCATGGTATATTGTATTTCATAGTCCATGTGGAACACTCCGATGCGGCGTTTTAAATGATTACGACGGATATAATCGATGCATAGATTCAATAAAACTCCACTATCTTTGCCACCGGAAAAAGATATGTAAATATTATCAAATTCTTTAAATATTACAGCCAGCCTTTCTTGGATAAGCTCATATACATTCTTTCTACTCATTACCTGTTCTTTTGATATTGATAGCAAAGGTAGTGTAAAATATACTCCAGACCAAGTTGGATGAGAAAAAGGTTGAAAGTATATAACTTTTACCTAATACAAAAAATAATCTGCTATTTGGGGGATTGAATATATCCTTTGCCCCTAAAATATGCAAGGTATGGCAGAAGACATTAAAATCAATGAAGTACAACAGGTTAAGAATGCTGCATATATAACAGTAGTATTGGCAGATGGGAGCCTTGGAAAAATAGCCAAAGTAGATTTGGTGGAACTAATAAGAATAAATATGGCCACAGCTACTAATGAGCATAAAGGTCTTATGGACACCTCTGATTTAAAAAACCTTTCCGGGCTTATATCTGACAATAATAATATAAATGCTGATAATCTGCCTAATGGTTTTTATCGTTATCATCAAGAGAATTACAACGAATATAATTATCCTGCTGCGCATGGCTGTATTCTTACAATAATCACCGATTCGGTTGGATTTCAATTGTGTGCTGAAGCATGGCCGCAAAATTTTTATATCAGACAACTTTGGGACTTTTGGAGTGACTGGAAGAAAATATAAATTACCAATTGTATTGATTGAAAAGATTGCTCACGTCTTAATCATATTCTTTGCCCCTAAAATATGCAAGGTATGGCAGAAGATATTGAAGAAAACGAAATGAATAGCGGAAAACCAGCCCGGTTGAGAGGCATAGATGCGGATGGAAACAGCATATCTCCCACACTGCAAGAAGTCGTGGGTGCAATGCCTATGGCTACAACCTATTCAGAAGGAATTATGCGTGCTTTTCACGCGAGAAAGGTTGAAGGAGTTGTATATGCAACAAGTGATAAAAACCTATTTGTATATAAAACTACATTAAACACATGGGATGATTTGTATGCAACTTTTAGAGTCTGTGCATTGTATGCATCCGGAGAAATTGAATATGCAGATTGTTTTTTTGTTTGTGTCAATAAAGCCGGGCAGATATACTTTAAGAAAGTAGGAGTTTTAACGGCAATTATCAAGTCATTTGTTTTACAAGGTATTGTCTATTTTTTTATGGAATTCAAAACAGGATACGGTAGAGCGATTGTTTACCCGGATTTCAATTTGAGAGACTTTGAACTTACAGACATGACAGATATACCTACCGATGCCGAACATATAACGCCAATACAATGAGGAGACTAAAAGCTCCCCATTGTAATTATTACTAAAGTTCTGTAAAGTTTCCGGTAACATCCATTATTTGTGATATATCTTCATGATAACCAACCAGAGCAATATACGCAGAACCATACTGATTCACCAGTACATCAATAGCAAAATAAACGTCCCCTTCATAACTTATCTGTCTCAAATTAGAAAAACATCCATATTCGACATGAGCGACATCACTTTGGAGTGTACCGGCTGGTGCATAGTGAACCTTGCACCAGCCGGGTAAGCAATGGTTATTCGAGTAAAACGGAATAGTAAATATTTCAAAGAAATTAAAATGAGACGTATTATAGTCTTCTATTTTAAACAAGGTTATGGTCTTGGTTTCATTACCGCCAGTTGGTTTATGGATAGAGACGATAGGTTTAGGCAATGAATAATACACTCCTCTGTCGTACTTTTGTTCTCCCGGTAGTGCATCGGCGACTTCTTGCAGTGTGGGAGATATGCTGTTTCCATCTGCATCTATGCCTCTCATCTTGACCGGTACTCCGCTGTTCATTTCATTTTCTCTTATATCTTCTGCCATACTTTGCATATTTTAGGGGCGTCTGATATGAGTTTTGTTCACACAGATACTATCCTTACTTTTACAGGCAAAAATGATTTACGCTTACATTAGAGTATCAACAGACAAACAAACTGTTGAAAACCAGCGCTACGAAATTGAAAAGTTTGCTCGTATCAGAGAATTATCTATCGATAAATGGATATCCGAAACGGTATCTGGTACGAAGTCTGCCAAAAAACGAAAACTCGGTTCACTCATTAAGAAATTAAAGAAAGGAGATACTCTTATTGCATCGGAAATCAGTCGTCTTGGGCGTCGATTGATGGAAGTAATGAGTATCTTGAATACTTTAATGCAAAAGAATATCACAGTTCTCACTGTGAAGGAAAAGTATGAGTTAGGTAATAATATCCAGTCGCAGATACTTGCTTTCGCTTTTGGCTTATCTGCACAGATTGAACGCGATTTAATTTCACAGAGGACGAAAGAAGGTCTTGCCCGGCGTGTAGCTGAAGGGCAAAAATTAGGACGTTGTAAAGGCGGGCATAATTCACATTATAAATTAACCGGAAAAGAGTCTCTCATAAAAACTATGCTGGCATACAAATATAGCAAGGCTGCTATTTGCCGAAAGTTGAAATGCAATCCCAAAACTCTTAATGATCATCTTCAGCGAATGAATGTCCTATGTAATGGCTAAACCACACACTACTTTTGCTTTGATTTTATTAATTCAAATATCTATGGCAAAAGCAGAAATCTTATTTAAAATCATCCGTAAATGGGAAGGCGGATGGAGTGACCACAAGAACGATAAAGGTGGTAAGACCAATATGGGCATCACCTTGTCTACATGGAAATCATGCGGTTACGACAAGGATGGTGACGGTGACATTGATGCAGATGACCTGCGTATGATTACTCCGGACGATGTTTTTCATGTTTTCAAGAAGTATTATTGGGACAAATATCAGGCTGATTTTATACATAATCAGTCCGTTGCCAACATTTGTGTGGACTGGGTATGGGCTTCAGGACGTTCCGGTATCACAAGAGTACAACAACTCCTGCAAATCAAGGTGGACGGCATTGTAGGACCTCAGACTGTTGCCAGTATCAATCTGGCCAATCAGCGGCAGCTGTTTGAAACCATCAAGGCGGATAGAATCCGATTTATTGAAGAAATCTGTAAAAGGGACCCTTCACAGGTTGTTTTCCGTAAAGGATGGCTGAACCGGATTAATGATTTTAAGTTCTCCGTTCATTAAATTCTTGTCCTTTTTCCCACTCTTTTCAGCCTTTAGTTTTGTACCTGAAACTAAAGGCTTTTTTATGGCAAAAGAAACAAACCAAAGCAAGCTGGTCACAGCACCGGAATTTAAAAAGAATGTAGGTGCCTGGATGGACTCCATTATAGGCATTTCAGGCAATATTCTCCAACTCAGAACCAGGGGAACCGATGAACTGAGCCGTAGTCTGGAGAAGAAAATGAGATATGCCGAAGGGGGTACCGAAGATGAGATAAACCGCATTGCATTTAAATTCAAACAATATGGTGTATTTGTACACTATGGTGTAGGACGTGGATATACCCGTATCAATGGTGTAGTGGTCAAAGGGTATAATCTGTACAACCGAAAAAAGAAGAAATGGAGAAATGAAGACATAAAGTCTGCATTGGTTAAAAAGGGCTATTCCTATGCGGAGATAAAAAAGCAGAAATACCAAACAGGAGTCGGAACCTTTACAGTGTTACGCAAACCGGTTGATTTCATTGACGGGGTAATTAACCAACACATCACTGAATTAGCGGATATATCCGGAGAATACTACGGGGATAAAGCTTTCAAAAAAATACTGGACACATTTGATAAACTAAAAATTCAGAAGAATGGCAAAAAATAAATCAGAGAAAAGAGGTATTTATCTTTATATCGATGGAAAGGAGATAGTCAATGATGTCAATCATATTGAGAAAGAATGCCGACAGCTGACACAACGGCTGAAAACTATGACCATGGGGTCTGAAGAGTATAACCGCACCATGGCGAAGATACAGCATTTGCAAGGAATACTCAAACAGCATCGTCAGGAGATAAAAGGTATTACCGCTGAAACCAAGAAAGCAACTATCAGTATTGGTGGCATGGTGGACTGGTTCAATCGTTTTGGTGGAGTTATCTTGTCTATAATCGGTTTCCTGACAGGATTCACGCTCGCCTTACGTGCCATCAGAGACGAACGCAACAAGTTGGAGGAGTCACAAGCCGGGTTGAAAGCTTTGCCCGGACTTGATGATGACAGCATCTCCTGGTTGACAGAACAGGCTAAGACACTTTCCACCACCATGACAAAGGAGGGATTGCGTGTTCGCCAGTCTGCTGCCGAAATCCTTGATGCGTTCATGTTGGTTGGTTCGGCTAAACCGGAACTACTTGGAGATAAGGAAGCATTGAAACAGGTCACTGAAGAAGCGATGCGATTACAAGCGGCAGCCAAGGATATTACACTCAATGAAGCGGTTGACTCTCTTACCTTATCACTTAACCAATATGGTGCAGCAGCTGACCAGGCAGGACGGTTTACCAACGTATTGGCTGCCGGTTCCCAGGCCGGTTCCGCCAATATTGCAAGTCAGGCAAAAGCTATCCGGAATGCGGGTACGGCAGCTGCTTCTGCCAATGTCCCCATCGAGCAGACGGTTGCATTGATTGAAACACTTGCCTATCGAGGCATTAAGGATGAAGTGGCTGGAACGGGATTGAAGAAATTCTTCTTGGTACTTCAGACCGGAGCTGATGAAACCAATCCTAAAATTGTGGGATTGGATAAGGCACTGGAAAACCTGAAGAATAAAAAAATGGATGCAGGCGCCATTAAGAAAATGTTCGGGGAAGAAGGTTATAACACTGCATCCGTAATCCTTCAGAACACGGAGATGGTGAAGGACTTTACCGCTGCTGTTACCGGAACTAATGTGGCGTATGAGCAGGCGGCCATAAACAGTGATACGGCACAAGCTAAACTGGAGCAGGCACGTAATAAAATGAAACTGGCAGCCATCGACCTTGGCGAGAAATTGAATCCGGCTTTGACGGTGAGTACCAATATGCTAACCAATGTGCTCAAGTATTTACCTGGATTGATAGACTGGCTTCAAAAATGGGGTGGTACAGTAATGGCTCTAACAGCTCCTCTGGTTACTTATTATTCCACATTAAAGCTTATTTCTCTTTATCATATTACCTACAATGTAGTCCTACGGGCAGGGATTGCCATTCAAACAGCCTACCGAGTAGCCACCATTGCTTTGAACGATGCATTGGCAGGAGACTATAAAGCAATAGGCAGATTGATATTACAGATGCGTTCTCATAATATCATAACTCGGACAGTGGCAGCAAGCACACTTATTTTCCGGGCTGCACTGGAGACTCTAACCTTTCGGTTTTCTGCTGCAACTAAAGCGGCACGAGTTGCATGGGCAGTATTAGGATTAAACCCTTTTGTCGTTATTGCCACAGCTGTTGCAGCCGCAGCAACAGGACTGTATACCTATGCCCAGCGCACTTCTATAGCCGCACGGAGGCAAAAGGAGCTGGTAGATATGAATAGGGAGGCTGAAAAAAGTATCAGTGAAGAAAAGAATAAACTGGATGCACTACGGAAAGTACTTGAAGATTCTAAAGAACCATATGAAAAGCGAAAGGCTGCATTAGAAGAAATTCAGTCTATTGTTCCGGAATATCATGCTTCGTTGACGAAAGAGGGAATGCTTATCAACAACAATACACAAGCATTAGACGGTTATGTAGAGAAACTATTACTTACCGCCAAACAGCAGATGGCAAACTCCAAATTACAAGAAGCATTGAGTCAACGTAGCGAATGGATACGCGAAATTGGTTCAGATGCTATGAAGTTTAAAAATCTTGAATGGGAAATAAATGACCCTGCCAATGTAGGTAAGTCTGTTGAAGAGTTAGCGGTATCTAACGGAATATCACCTGATGCATACCGAGTATGGGCGTCGCAGAAGAAACGCCTTGATGACAATGTGCACTATTACGAACAAATGATGCAGGATTATACCTCCCAATTACTTGCTATTAACGACAAATACAAGACCGCTGTTCCAGCCCCTTCAACACCTACTACCAATAGTAGTGGTGGCGCAAGTTCTGAATCTGAAGATGAACGTAAAAAACGTGTGAAACAAGAATTGGAAGATGCTGAAACAAGACACATGCAGCAGATGACCCATTTACAAAAGTTATATTTAGAAGGTGAAATTGCAACCAGCGAAGAATACACAGCCTTACAAATAGATTTAGAGAAAAAGACTCTGGATGAGAAACTGGCAGTAATAGGACTGGAAGCACATGAACGTGAGAAATTGCAGGTCAAAATGCTGGAAGCACAAATCAAATTTAACGAAGAGTGTAAGAGACAAGACGAAAAAACAGCAAAAGAACGTCAGAAGGCATCAGACAAAATATCCAAAGAGCGCCTTTCTGTACGCCAGAAACAGTTACGCATTGAACTGGAAGAAGCTACAGCCAACCATTATAGGGATCTTACTTCCGAAGAGAATTTTGCTCAAGAAGTAAACAATATTCGACAACGATATTGGGATGATTTACTTCACAATTACCAGCTGACTGAAGAGCAGCGTACCGAAATACAAAAGGAACAAGCAGAAGCACAGACTGACATTGAAAAAGAAAAATATGACAAAACAATGGAAATGCACAAGCAATATGCATCTTTAGTGACAGATATAGCTTCCGACTTCGGGGAAACCATCGGTGAAATGATTGCTAATGGCGAACTCTCTCTGAAGAACTTTTTACGTGAAACCATCCTGATGGCACTGGATGCTTTGGAACGTGTTATAGAGATCTCCATTTTGGAAATTACCGCTAAAAATTTAGCTGCTACCGCCCCACTCTCTTTTATAGGTGCTGCCAAAGCTGCTGCACAGGTGGCTGCTATCAAAGCCGCTTTTGCTGTGGTAAAAGGATTGGTCGGAAATTTCTATACCGGTGGCTACACAGGCTCAGGCAGTTGGGACCAGCCGCAGGGTATCGTTCATTCAAATGAGTTTGTCGCCAATCGTTTTGCTGTGGCTAACCCAAGTTTACGGCCAATATTTGATGCCATTGATGTGGCGCAACGCAGTGGAAATGTCGGTAATCTGACTGCTGAAGATATAGCAGCTGTGGCAGGTTCCGGAAAAAGTACACGTACTGTGCCAGCCAAGACACCCGCTACCAGTGCAACGACTACTAATGACCCGGCGATGCTGGCAATGCTGATAGATTGTACCCGTATGCTTCGCAAACTTAAGAGTCGCTTGGACGAACCGTTGGTGGCGGAAACTTATGTTACCGGTAAACGGGGTATTAACCAAGCTCAAAAAGAATACCAAATGTTGAATAACAATAAATCACGTAATAAGCAATGACCGAATTATATATTGACGGACAATTGGCTGTTCTTCCTGAAGGGTTCAGCTTTACATTTACATCCGAGAATCCTTATTTTACCCGTAGCTCTAATTATTCTATGGATGTTGAGCTTCCCATGCCTGCCAATTATGCCACATTTAAGCATATCAACCGTTTGGATGTAACAAAAGAAAAGACTATCCTTCCAGCCATGCTCATCGTTGACGGTAAATGTCTGCTTTATGGTAGTGCGGTTTTGTTGTCTGTAGAAGACACATTGGTAAAAGTACAGCTTGTATCAGGTAATGCGGAATTTAATCTTCTGACAAATGATGACATTTATATTGATGAATTAAAATTGGGCGGCCCCTATGTTCCCCCCACACCGGGGTTATTTCAGTTCTTCTTACCGGAATCGGAAATGACTACCGTCTATGGCTCGGTAGATGAAGTAGACGGGGTTTTCTTGCCAGTGTTTTACCAAGAAGCAAAAGAAGAAAACCTGGTCAATGCAGTTACGTATGAAGAGGGAACAACCAACTTCAATCCTTATTCAAGTTACTTGATAGGAAGTTTCCAACCGTATCTGCTTACAGTAATCAAAAAACTGATTGACTATTTTGGATATACTTTTGATACTACTTTCTTTGACAACAATTTCTTGCGGAACATCTATATATGCAGTGCAGTAAACTCATTCCGTATCGAAACTGCATTGCCACACTGGACTATTTCCGAGTTTTTTAACGAGTTGGAAAAGTTTTTAGGCGTAGTTACTGTTGTGGATGAACAGTCCAAAATCGTACGCTTTGTTGAACTGAACAATTATTTTTCTAATCCTGATAAGGAAATTATCAATTACACTGAATTACTACACGAATTTACAGTCGACATAAACGAGGAGAAGAACGATAAGGATGTAACCTCTGGCAATGTCGGTTACGACCTTCCTTCCACTTCCGATGATGGTTACTTCCGACTGGATCGGAATCTGTTGAAAGCCGCTAAGAAAATAGAGTACACCCATTATCAGCAGATGAAAAATGCCTATGACGGCATGGATAAGGCAGAACGGAAGAAAGTAATATTTGTCGTAGGTAAACGTTACTACATCAATTACAATGAGAACGAAACCGATACTCTGCGTGAGGTCAATCTTTATGCAGACTTTGTCCGTCATCCGGAATCTGATGATACGGATGTCGAGCTGAAAATAGTCCCTGCTAAGATTGTACAACATAACCGTGGTACATGGAAACGGCTGCAACATAATTTTGATGTGGTACGGACCGACACCAACCTGTTTTTGAACATTCCCTTAATCAGCTATTATCGCAAAAGTTATAATCCGGACTGGATAATCAGTCCGCAGGGAGAAGGGTTCAATATCCAAGAGGCAATTGACGGTGATATCGAGTTGCCGGAGAAGCAACAAAAGAATGACCGTATGGAGATAGCCTTCAACACTGGAATATTTAACCGGCAGAACGTGACCTCCAACGGACAGACAAAGCCTTATAGCCATGCCTATCCTTTCACTGACTACCAACAGAAGACCGAAGCACAACTCACGGAGTTCCTACCCTATTCTCTCAGTTTGAACGATGTTTGTCCAAATAGTATGGGGCGCCGACTATCCAATCTTAAAAAGTTTCATTCGGATATTCCTTATACTATCCAGTTCCAGACTGATAAATTACCGGATGTGAATAAGGTATTTCTCATAGGTAACAAGCGGTATTTGTGCGAGAAGATTGAAGCGGAGATAGATGCGGATGGATTAAATAAGGTGTTGAAGGGGACTTTTTACCGTATAGAATAATTTTGCAGTATATTTTAACAACAAATTTTCGTAGTAAATTTGCTTAATACGATTTTTCGTAGTAAATTTGTCGTGTTCAAAAAAATAAGCGATATGAGAAAAAAGAGATTAAGAACTCCACAACAAAGACTGAAGCTGACCAAGGACGAAGAGGAACTGATACGGTGCATAAGAAATTATCAGAACTCTTTCCCTAACGGCTACCCACAGTTACTTTGGTATTGTCAAGAACTATTTGATAAGTTAGTGGATTTACCAAGAGATTAAAAACAGAACCCACCCTTTCGAGGGTGGGCACAATTACCCATAAAAATATAGAAAGATATGGAAACAATGATTGTAACACCTCAAGCTGAAATGACAATGAAGCAAAAGCTTCAAGATATTTTAATGATAGTATCATGGCGGGAGATAGCCCGCAACTATTTTGGAAAGTCCAGTTCATGGCTTTATCATAAGCTGGATGGCATAGATGGTAACGGCGGCAAAGGGGAATTTTCTGAAAAAGAAAAAGAGCAAATGCGTGGAGCTTTGTGTGATTTAGCAGATCGCTTACGCCGCGCTGCTGATAATATTTAAGGCCACGGGACCATATCCCCCGATTTGAACAAGAAGTCACCCGCCAGCCTTCGGGTGCAACCTCAATCTCGCTTTCTTTATTATGGAGAAAGCGAGATTTTGTTTGAATAAAAATGCCTCATGAGGATGAAGATTTGACTTCAGTTGAGATGCTAAGTACCACAGTTGTGCGGAGAAACAAAAAATCTCCGCTTTTCTTTTGTTAGCTGGTTAGTTATTCTGACCTTTGTTCTATAATATAAAATAAATATCCAATGGAAACAATTATTCATTTTATTATTTTTTTGACTGCGGTTATTGAAATCGTTCTGCTTGTTCGATTCTTTACATTATGTAATCATGTAGAGGAAATTAAAAAGAAAATGGTACCAAACGAAAATTTCCAAGCAATGTTCTTACTGTATTGTTCGGCTGGGGAGAAGGAAAAAGCCAAAGAATTACTTCTCCATGAAATAAGTTTGGATAAGATGTTTACTACAGCTTTCTTCTCCGTTCTTCCAGAACATGATAAAGCAAAACAAGCTATTTTGACTAAGTATGAAAAACTGCTTAAAATGGTTGATGTGACTCTCGATTTTGAGACTGTAGATAAATATTTGAAAGGATGATAAATGTTGGAGCGGAGATAAAAAATCTCCGCTTTTCTTTTGCCATTTCAAAATAAACCTGCATCTTTGTGGTGCGTTTCATTTTGACAAGGCGAGACTGCTCGCCAACTTTTGCCGTTGGCATTTTTTATGCCCAATGGTATCATATAGTTCCGACCCCCGTGTGGAGTGTGTAATGCACCCACTGCCTTGTCAAGGTGAAACGCAACGGGAAAGCGGAACTTTCTTTTTTAATAGGTTTTCTGATTTTTTGGAGAGAGTTCCCTTCCCGTCTTTTATTGAAGCATTACATTATTCAATATATTGTTTCATTTAAAATAGCGTTTCATTATGACAAAACAATCTCAAAGCGCTCGCGGACGCTACGTATCCGCAGAGAAGGTTCAAGAACTGTTTGCCCAGTTGGGTATCGAATTGTGTTCCGGGCGTAAACGTATCCGTGCAGCACATAGTGAAAATTCTATTTCCATCTATGTCAATGGTGGGACAGTAAACATCACCTTTAATGAGAAAGGAGGCAAAGCATGATGTTCTTTGTTTCCTATTTGCAGACCTATTCACCGAAGAACCGGGCATGGAAAAAGGTGATTGACTATGTAAAGAAGTATAAGGACGTTCTTATCAAGGATGAACTTTCCCTGGATGCACTCAAGCATGAATTATGTGATGTGGTCAACCGCATCAATGCCGAACACCCCAAAACGAAACGTATGCAATACACTGCCGGTCCAGTTGATAGTGGTCGTACCATACGTATTGAAGCTCATGTAATGAGTGGCGGATTACCGGACACGATATTCTTTATCGACATCTGTAAGGTCCGTTCTGTTTATCAATTTAGTGAGAAAGCGAATATGTTGGAACAGGAAGGAGGCGAACTATGAGTACTGAAATCAACAATGTTATATTGACACCAACCATCAGCGAAACCATCTCGATTTTGCAGAGTGGCGGCGCTAATGCTTGTTGCAATACCATAGATAAAGCTACCGGATTAATCCTGGACCTGAAAGTTGACAATGAAGTTAGCACTGATGACATTATATCCATAATAAGTGATTTACGCATCGTATCATCCATGATAAAAAGATTGGCCCCACAAGAAGAGGAGGTGTACAATGAGTAAGAAAATAGGATTCCGTTCTTACTATGAGAATGAAAAGGACGAAAAAGAACAAGAACAGAATGAGCTGGAAAAGATAAAAGCAGAACAACAGAAGGCCATAGCCAATTTCTTAGGACAGAACTACTCCCCTATTGGTTCCACTTCTGCCAAATGCTTCAAGACCACCGATGAATTAATATATGATTTATCCAACATTATATCAGTACGACCGACAGAACTTGCAAAGCAACTGACTGATGCAGGATATCATGTAGAATATTTGGCCGGTCAACCCTACTGGGTGATGTACGAGAAATAAAATTTGTGCGGCTGCATCTTCTTCTGTACGAACTTGTACAGAAAAGTGCAGCCGCATTATTTTGAAAAACAGCAGATTATAAATAAAGCGTACGAATGTACGGTCTTTGAACGTTATTTATAAGGTGAAGCTATTGAAACATTGCATACCTTCCCGCTTGCTCTCATCCATAACGTGCGCATAAATCATCGTTTCCCGGATATTACTGTGTCCAAGCAATTTTTGCAGGCTGGATAAGTCTTTCGTTTTCCTTAGATAAATAGTCGCAAATGTATGCCTACCTGTCTTAGCCGATATTTTTTTGTTAATCCCCAGCTCTTTGGCAATAGCTTTCAGTTGTCTGTTGACAACCTGATCGCATTGTACATTCCTAAAGAGTCGTCCTTCTTCCCTATCTTCAGCCCACTCTTCCAGAAGTTTTAAGGCTGGTATAGACATCGGTATTTTAATGGGTTCCGGTTTACAGTTCCGGTTCTTTACACGATAATAGGTCAACACATCATTGTTTACTTGCTCAATGCAGAACATTCGGGCATCCGTTATGTGCATGCTCGTAAAACACATGAATAGGAAAAAAGCTAAAGTTAGCTGAAGCTTTTCCGGTAATGTTCTCTGATAGTATAACTGCACAAACTGCATCAACTCCTCTTCCGTCAGATAGTCCACATCACTTTTTATTCTTTTGATATGGAACTCCTGAAAGGGATTTTCCTCTATATAACCCTTTCTGTAGGCTGCGGTGACATATATTTTGATGGTGGACATATTACGTTGTGCGGTTATCTCCGTATTTCCCAACTCCTTTTTCATATAAATCAGGTAGTCGGTCAGATAATCCGGAGTGAGTTCCCGGAACTGCAACAGTTCATTATATGCCTTGAACTTTTTCATGCAACTCAAGTGGTGCTTAAAGGTGCCCACTTCTATGCGCCGGCTGTAGGTTTTCATATACTCCTTTACGAAGTCATGGAAGGTTTTGTAATCGCTCGGATTGTTGTACTCCCGCATGAAAATATCTTTTGTTAAAGCTTGGTTTCGCAACCGGAACTTCACCAGTATGTCGTTAACACGTGCCTTCTGATTGTTCACGATGAGATTAATATCCTTTGCCTCTTTGCCGTTTCCCTTGAGAAGTCCGCTTTTCTCATCAAATTTAGCGGCAGGTACAGATACTCTGCAAGGAAGCATCAGCTTTTCCTTACCAATATAAAAGGTTATATAGAGTGGAGCATTGCCTTCTTTTGTCAATCTCTGCTTATTTTGAATGACTCTTACCGTACTCATTTTTGTTTTCTAAATTATTTCTATCCACTGAAAAATGGGGCTACGGAAAGCTGTGTTTCTACTATGTTACCTACTTTTTGCACGAATTCTACTGAAAAAGACAAGGTAGTAACTCTTTGATACCCAGCTAAACGACGAAAGGCAAGCAGTCGTTTTATCGACTACTTGCCTTTTCGTTGTGATTCCGTTGCGATTCGAACGCAAGACCCACGCCTTAGAAGGGCGTTGCTCTATCCAGCTGAGCTACGGAACCAGCCTTAATTGCGGTGCAAAGGTACGTTTTTTTATGAAAACTACAAATTTTACATTCAAAATATTTATTGTTTGTATTAAAATGATAGTCTTCTATATGGCAAGCAAATAGTTGTATTACTGAAACACAATGCTTTATACATACATAATATTTTTTAAAAGAGTTGCATCATAATTGGTAATAAGCGTCGTCAGCCATAATGATTGCATCTTCCAAAGTACCGCCACTTTGTTCTACAAATGCGATAATAGCATCTATAAACTCGTTGAAAGAAGCAATATCCTCACCTGCTGTTTTCTCATTATAATCTTTCTCTGTAAAGTCTAAATTTTCTATTAACTCCGTTTTCAT